CAAAAGCAGGCTCAATGAAATCCTCGGAGACAAGAAAAACCCGTATTGGGTAAAAGACCATCCCGATAACAAAACTGCTATCGCAAAGGTCTTCAAACTTCAACAGATGGCCAATCCAGGCGCAGCCACTACAATGGATAATTTGCGCGCAGGGGCAGCTGGTCAATAACTGCGGAACGTTCCGCACTTGAGTCCGAACACTCGGGTAGCTCGTAACTACTAATGAAAGGAAAAGCGACATGCCAAATACCATTGACAATGCGTATGTTCGGACTTTCGAGGACAATGTTCGTTTTCTCGCACAGCAAAGCGATACCCGCCTTCGGGCATGGGTAGACGAACATAACGGCCCTGGCGAAGACCATGTATGGGAAACTCTGGCTTCCACTGAAGCAGAGCAGAAAATCGGTCGCCTTGTTGCAACCCCAGTGAATGACACTCCCTGGGCTAACAGGATGGCTACCATTTCGACCTACCATGCTGGCGATTCCACCGAACAGGAAGACCCCGGCCAGATGCTGATTGACCCCAACTCTAAACTGACCCGAGCCTTAGCGATGGCGATGCGTCGTGAAGTGGACGACGTTATCATCACAGCTGCCACGGCTGCTGCGTCTGATAAGGAAGGCAGTACCACATCTTTCGGGGCGGGGCAAACTGTGGGAGATGGCACGGGTGTTATCTCTCTTGACGTTATTACTGAAGTTCTGGAGATGTTCGATAACAATGACATTGATGAAGATGAAGCCAAGGCTTTTGTTATCGGTCCCACACAGAAACGCAAAATGCTTCAGCTCTTGGAAGTTACCTCCGCAGACTTTCAGACCAAGAAAGCCCTGGCTGATGGTTATCTGCCCAACTTCCTGGGGTTCAACTGGATCGCTTCTAATCGTCTTTTGGTCCCCTCCGGCGGTGAGATAAACTGCTTGGCTTTTACCAAGTGGGGGATCGGTCTACATGTAACCAAAGACATTTGGGCGCGGGTAGCTGAAGACGCATCGGCTTCTTTTGCATGGCGTATTTACACGGCCATGTCGATGGGTTCGGTCCGTGTAGAGGATGAACATGTTATCAAAGTTCACCTGAAGGACGCCATGTCATAAACCTCCTCACCTTCAGGTATGGCAGGGGGTCAGGCTGCGGACCCCCTGCTTAAACTTAATTAAAACGGAGATTGTAAAATGGCAGAACAAGCTGTAGTAAAAAGTGTGATAGAGTCTATCATCTCAGGTGTTAGGAGTCATCTGTTCAGAACTATAGCAGGTGGCGCTGAGGAACGGCTTGCTTCTCCTCCAGTTAGTGGTGATTTTAAAGGTGGAACCAGTGTAGTTATACCAGCAACCCAGGTTATTGTAGCGGGGGTAACTGCTCAGATCAGTTCCTGTACGTTCACTGATGATGAAGGTAACATATTCAGCGATGCTTATGACATTGTTGAATGGTCAACTAGTGATGCCGCGAAGGGAACTGTTGACAAGAGTGGAAGAGTTACCAAAATCGGTGCGTCTGATGTGATAATTACTGCTACCTGTTTAACCAAAACTGACACTTGCACTGTAAGTGTGACTTAGAGGAGGAACAATGCCAAGACGAGATGGTATAAATCGTAGACAGGTTCCCCAACTTAAGAAGGCGTTGAATAGTGGAGTACCAGTTGTTCAGATAGCTGGTCACTTCAACGTTGAGGTCAAAGTTATATTCGACTTTGCCAAAGGTTGGGGGATTAAACTAAAGGAAACCCCTGACTCCATAGCTCTCAAGAAACATGATGAGATGATTGAAGCGGAAGTGGCTAAACGATTGGCTGAGAGAGAAGTTCTTGGTGCGAAACCTGCGAAGATGGAACTGAAGCCACTGGGTAAAGGGGACAAAAAATAACCGTGTCTTAGACACTAGCTGCGTAACGTTACGCACAAACTCATAAGGAGATAAAACCATGCCAGGTAAATTTGCCTATGGTGAAAAAGTTGACACTTTACTCGGGACAACCGAAACCATTGACCTGCGTAAATCGGCCAGAATATTCCAGGGAACTGTTACGGCTGCGTGTATTTTAACGCTGTCCAATGCCCCTGAAGGATTCACGGAATTAACTTTCTACCTCACCAATCCGCATACCAATTTCGATATTCTTGGTGCTCTGTGGACTGCTGGAACCAAAACCTTAACTCAAAGTGGTGTGGACTATCTGAAGATCGGTGTTCTTCGATCCGGGTCTTCTACTACCATTTTTCAGATGAGCAAAGAGTTGGCTTTAGCAGCTGACTAAATCTAAGGAGGAGGAGGAGTCATGAGTCTCTCGGAAGTTGGAATATGTAATTTAGCTCTTGGTTGGCTAGGTGCTAACCTCATAACATCATTAGATGATGATTCAGAAGAAGCTCGTCTATGTGATGCTAATTATGAAGCTGCGCGTGACGCTACGTTAGAAGACCGTAACTGGGTATTCGCAACTACTCGACGGACCTTGACTCCTCTTGCTGCTGCACCGGATTTTGGGTACAGTAATGCTTTTCAATTACCGTCAGATTGTATTAGGGTTGTTCAAGCGGATTCAGATGAAGATCAAACAGTAGGTGAAATGTGGGAAAGAAATGAGGATACTCTTCTTGCTGATGCTGAAGTACTGTATATTCGATATATAAAAAGAATCACTGATACTGTAAAATTCTCAGCAGGTTTCGTCCAAGCATGTGCTGCTCAAATCGGGGTAAACATAGCTATTGCTATAACAGGTAGCAAAGATATGCAAACCCTAATGGAAGCGATGTACGAAGACAAGGTGGGTAGAGCCGGTACTATGGATGGGCTGCAGGGTAAAAATAAAGAATTACGATCCACTAAACTAACTAAAGTGAGGTAGCTATGAAAAAATTAATAATTGCTTTACTGTTTGTGTTTGTTACGTCCTTTGCTTTCGGTGCTTCAACAATGGTTACAGAGGATAAAGGCGAGTTTATAAGCGGTGTATCTCGAATAAGAACTCTCACTGTTTTGGGTACTGCTCATACAGATGGGAGTTTTTCTGTGCAGCTTACTGACTCTATGTTTAATCATATTAGGGGATGGATGATTACTGAAGTGCGGATCAGTAACTCTACAACTCAAACAGACCCTACAATAAATTCTGATGTTACTTTTACTCTAACTGCTTCTGGTTTTGATTTACTGTATGGTGCTGGAGTTGACAGGCTTGACAATGACGCGATTAATCAGTTTGTCACTATTGAAGCTGGTGCGTCAGCTTGGCCCCTTAAAGTGGTAGATCGCTTCTTTGTGGAGGTTGCCAATAACTCTGTGAGTACTGCGATATTCAACATAATGTTGATTCTTGTACCCAGTAACTAACTGCGTAACGTTACGCATCTGAGGTATTATTATGGCAATAAGATTCAAGTTCGCTGACTCTTCTTATAAGAGAACCGCAAACGCATTACTATACACCGGACCCTGTGGTATAACAGGTGTTAAGATTAATACTGATGGCAACAACAATGCCATACTGACCATATATGATAACACTTCTGCATCAGGTGACATTGTTGAGGAGTTCACTGTTCCTGCTGCCAATATGTATGGGGGGCGAAATTGGGTCACTCCTGTTAAATGCGAGAATGGGATTTATGCGGTTATCTCTGGGACTAATGCTGCTTATTTTATAGAGTATCTAAGCGAACAAAAATTAGTGGAAAGCACTTACTCTTAAACTAAAGGAGGAATAATGGCTTTAACAGAATTGCAATTACCGGCAAAGGATCGCTTCTACAGGGCATTACAAGGTGCAGCTACTGAAATGGATAGTCTCATGACACGTTGGGCTAATTTAGCTGAATTTGTTGCTCTTGTTGAGACAGCTGATCTTGATGCTATGGAAGTCCCAGTTGGTCAGGTTAGGACTGACATGGTTGATTTTAGAACTGTGCTAGAGGAAATGGTTTCCCTATACAATGGGGATTCTGTAGTTCCCACAAATGCACCTAATGAAGTAATTGATAAAATCCGAGCGATCTAAAAAATGACAATTTCAAGGCTTGGATCAAATACAAATGACTCAGGCAGCGGGAATCTCTCGTTTAGCCATACTCTTGTTGCGGGTTCAGACCGTAAGGTCGTAGTTTTCGTCGGTTTTGAGAATGACGGAGATAGAACGCCAAGTGCAACATATGGTGGCGAGCCAATGACCGAAGGCGCGGGATGTAAAACAGGGGTTTCGGATTTACTAAATGGTGCTTATGTCTTTTATATAGATGAAGCTGACCTTCCAGCTAATGGAGCAAATACTGTAGCTGTTACTTTTTCAGGAGGTGCGAGTCAATTTGAAGCAGTTGCGTTGTGTGCTGAATTCGGTGGTGTTGCTTCGGGCATTGAGGATTCAGATAGTACTTGTGAGGGTTCTCCTGGAAATGATACAATAGAGACAACTGGATTCAGTGGTGCTGCTGATGATCTTTTTTGTTCCGCTTATACTTCCGGTCAGGAAGGAAGCAACTGGACATACGGTCAAAGCCAAAATGAGTTATTGGATAGTGAGCTTAGTAGTTCTCGGCATGGATTCACCGATTTAATAAATGGTTCTATATCAACTTTAGAAGCCACATTTGTTAGTGGTGCAAATAGGCTTGGTGCTGCTGCTGTACATTTCATTACTTCAGCAGTTGAAGCCGAACTTGAACAAGAGGGCTTCAGATGGCGAAACGATGATGACGATGAAGCAGATGCCACATGGCGTCAGAATCAAGATGTCGATGACGAAATTGCGAGGGAAATAAATATCAGATTAAGAACTTTGTTAAACGCAACAGGTGATCCCGATTCACAGCAATATGAACTCCAATATAAGGAAACATCAGATGGCGCAGGTGAATGGCGTAAGGTTCCGTTAGCGTGACAACTCACGGAACATTTACTTTTGATGCAGAAAATGACTCGGATTGTCAGCGTTTTGATTTTACGAGTGATGGTAACGGCCAGACCAGTGGAGTGCTTATATCTGGTCCTGGTACTGCTGCTGATTTTTGTCATGATACCAATGGCGGTAACTCAGCAAACGTAGGCCCAGATTTTGGACAGGGTGGCGACCCCGACGGTTATTTATATACTGAATGTTCATCACCAGGAGCATCCGGTGATGAATACACAATGACTTTTGATACCCTCCTTGATGCACTTGCTGAACAATGGCAGTTCAATTTTTATTGGTGTCAACGAGGTCCAGCAGCAGGAAACAATGACGCATTTTGTGAGGTACAAATAAATGAAGATGGTGGTGGATGGGTAACAGTAGCAACTTTTGGGGGTGTGGGCGAAGATTCAACTAGTACCGTATGGAATTATGAATCTGTTGATCTATCTGAGAGTGGAGTAAATGTAGACGAAAATACTCAAGTAAGAATTCGCATTGAGTCTCAGTCTGAAACTTCATGGCACGCAGATTTTGGGATTGATACTGTAACTATTGTTGGAAGTCCTGCGGGAATCACAAGTGTTACGCCCTCCGAGTTTGACATGGACAATGCTGATATAGACATTACATCTTCGGGTGACGTATTCGATGCAAGCGGAAATGATGTCTACATTTCAGATGCTGATACGCTGGCAGGATCAGCAAATGAAGTAGATATATCTTCAGCTATCAACACTGAGTCTACATCTCTTATCAATCTTGACCTTACGCAATTATCTGCTGGCGAATTAGCTTCATTACATACATTAGGTCCAAGTGCCACGCGATATATTATTGTTGACGCCGTAGGCGGTGAATATTCTTATCCGATAACCCTTCATAGACCTGAAGCATTTGTGATGTCACTTAGTAGTGAGTTTGCTCCAGGGGCTACTACAGTACAGCTTCTGGCTCCAGCAACAAAGACAACTGGAGATTTTAATGCAGGTCGAATCGAAGAAGTAGCTAACCCTGCAACTGCGATTGATATAACCGATGAGAATTACACTGAAGTTGAATCTTGTTTTCAAGCAACTGTTAATAGTCGTGAAGTTCAATATGATTTTAGAATTGAAGGATTAGACACATATACCGTAACACCACAGCTAACTATTTCAGCTGCTGTGGGAAACGCCATGCCAATGGCTATGAATGATTTTAGGAGAAGGAGAGTCCAATGAATTTTTTAAAACAGTCTACAGCATACACACCTATCATCGGGCCATTTGTGGATGAGACAACTGGTAAAGACGCTGAAACTGGTCTGACCATCACACAGGCAGAGGTACGTTTGTCTAAAAATGGCGGTAACATGGCTCAAAAGAGTGAAGCGTCATCTTGTGTTCATGATGAGCTTGGGTATTACACTTGTCCTCTGGATACAACGGACACTGGTACTATAGGCAAGCTTCGGCTTATGGTGCATGAGACTGGAGCACTCCCTGTTTGGGAAGATTTTCATATCCTTGCTGCGAATGTTTATGATTCTATATTCGGAGCAGCATCTGATAAACTTCAGGTGGATACTGTTGAAGTCAGTGGTACGGGTCAGACAGCTAATGATAATGGCGCAGACATCAATGCCATTCTTGCAGATACGGATGAGCTTCAAACTGATGACATTCCTGCTGCTATCGCTGCTCTGCCAACTGCTGTTGAAAACAGAACTGAAATGGATTCCAACAGCACTCAGCTTGCAGCTATTGTAGCTGACACGAATGAACTTCAGACAGATGACATACCTACCACGTTAGCTACCATAGCGGGTTATCTGGATACTGAAATAAATGCTATCCTTGCAGATACCAATGAACTCCAGTTAGATTGGATGAATGGTGGTAGACTCGATCTGATCATTGATGCCATTCTTGCAGATACGGATGAACTCCAAGGCGATGATATTCCAACCTTGATTGCTGCTCTACCAACTGCTGTTGAAAATAGAACTGAAATGGATTCCAACAGCACTCAGCTTGCAGCTATTGTGGCTGACACGAACGAACTCCAGAGCGATGACATTCCTACTTCCATCGCTGCTCTGCCTACAGCAGTAGAGATTCAAGCTGAAATGGAAGAGAACGGTGCGAGTATGCTTGACTCCTTGCGTGACGGATTAACTGATCAACGAATGGCTAATCTGGATGAATTGGGAGCTGCGAATCTGCCATCTGACATTGATGCCATACTTGCAGACACTAACGAACTCCAGGTTGACGATGTTCCTGGTCTGATAGCAGCTTTGAATAACCTTTCTGTCGCTGATGTATGGACTGCGACTGAAGACATAACTGGTGATGCTCATACTTACAAGTCTATTCTGGCCAGACTGTACTCTCACATGAACAATGAGATGAACATCACTGACGCTACTGGATACATGGAATTGAGAAATGCTGCGGATAGTGCGGAAATGGCTAACTGCACAATCACTGATAACGCCACAACGACTCAGAGAACTGAACTGACCTGGGCGTAATAACTGCGTAACGTTCCGCAGTTGGAGGTCTTATGGCACTTCGATCAGGAATAGATACTGTCGCAATCGTAACCTACGGGGTTTACACGGAGACATATGTTTCTTCTACTGGTGGTGGAAACATAGCAAGTCTGTTTGTCTCTAGGGGCTTGATTGAGTCAGCTCCAGGTATCCTTGCTATTGTTAACCTTATGATGTATTACATTAGGAGGAGGAAAAATGGCTAAGAATAAAATTCCGATACTGAGGGAAAAGGTGTATGATAAGCTAGCCCGAGAGTATGATTTCACGGAAATACTTATGCCTTACAGGGAAGGCGGGAGTTCCGATCATCCGGTGGAAAGAACATGGGGTCTAATTATTAGCTGGTTATTGGATAAGAAAAAATATCCATTAGATGTGATAGGCGCAGCCATCATGCTAACTATTGACCACATAAAAAGAGAAGGTGATTTCAAGGGTGATGGAAAATTTGGTAGTGCTGGAAATCAATTTGACCAGACCCTTCTTGGCATCTGTGACCAAATCCAAAAACAGAAGCTGGTGGATTTGACTTACAAGAGTATAGTTGAATCTCGAACACCCCACATGCAATTATTTATATCAGGTCAAGTGTTTAACTCTATACCTTGGTGGGTAAAAATATTCACTTGGTCGTATTGGCAGTTCAAAAAGATAAGGAGGAAGAGTGGCACTCCGAAGCGGAGTTGATCTAATAGCTATTGCAACTAGGGGTGTGTACACTGAAACTTACGTGTCATCTACTGACCCCGACAACATAGCTAGTCTATTCGCATCTTATGGACTTTTGGAGGATACACCTTACTTTGATGTGTCTCCTGACAGAACTACAAGAGGTGACTGGTTGTGGGAATACTTCGAGTAAAGGAGAGAAATGTCTAGGTCTTTACCTATACAAGAATCGTTTGCTGCGGGAGAACTCTCCCCAAGACTCTATGGTCGTAATACTCTAGAAGGCTATAAAGCTGGATCAGAATCTATGGTTAACTGGATAACTACTCCACAGGGTCCGTTCTTCCGCAGAAATGGTTTTAAATTTGTTGACGGATTTACTGGATCAGTAGTTAAAGTAATCCCATTTAACACGCCCTTGGGTGACTACTATGTGATCTTCACGGATACTAATACGATCTATATTCTGGAATACGGTGACGATGACGTAACCACCATAACTCCTACAGAAACTGATGCTCCTCCTTGGGCTGATGCAGACGTACCTTTTATCCACTATGTAGTAACTCCAGGTGGTAATACCATGTATTTAGCACATGGTTCAGAACCAGTTATGAAAGTGGTTCACGCAGCCGGTGCATTTACTATAGAAGAAGTTTCGTTTACTAATCCTCCTGCTGCTTGGGGTGCAGGTAACTATCCCAACACTGTAACTATATATGAAGGTAGACTTTGGCTTGGCGGTTCGCCTGACAATCCTACTAATCTATGGGCGAGCAAGTCTGGTATTTATGAAGATATGACAACTGGTGCTGCTGCTGATGACGCTCTTGATTTTGTACTTGATAAAGTTGGCGCAATCAGATGGTTAGCTGGCGTTAAAAAACTTGTCGTTGGTACTCAGTATAGCGAATATATTTTATACGCTAATGATCCTCCACTTAAACCCGATGATATTAATTATGATGCTCAAAGTGCTTATGGCAGTTCCAAAGTCCAAGCACTTATAATTGGTAATACTATCCTCTATGTTAGTGCTGATGGTCGTAAAATAAGAGAAATCAGTTATTCCTGGACTGAAGATAGCTGGGCGTCTAAAGATATTATTTTTGTGTCTGAACATTTAACCAAAAATAACAAAGTGGTTGAATTAGTATTTGCTCAGAATCCTGATTATCTTTTAGCGGTTAGAACTGAAAACAACTCTCTTCTCATGGCTACTTATGATAGGGGTAATAATATAGTAGGTTGGCATCGTCATGTTTCTGAAGGTAGTCTCTTAGCTATTTGTGCATTAAATGATAGCGCAACTGGTAATGATATTCTTGCTGGTATATATGATAGAGATGTGATAGCGAACCAAGCTAACTTTGAAGAATACGGTAGTAGCTATTTAGACTGCTATCATGTAATAGATAACGCTCCTGCAAGTGCAGATATAACTGGAATAACTGAATTAGCTGGTGAAACAGTGGGAGTCTTAACTGATGGGGCGGTGCATCCTGATATAACTCTTGATGTGTCTGGAGATGGTACACTTCAATGGGAAGCGGAGCAAGTTATACTGGGATTTAATTATACTGCTACTGAACTTACACTACCTATGGCTAATACGATTCAACCTGGAAATACTGTTTCCATGAAAAAGAAATGGAATCAGGTTTTCATAAAAATAATTAACTCTGCTTTCCCGAAAATAAATGGCGTTAGACCCGCCAGTCGGTATCCAGCTACACAGCAAGGAGAAGCAGAACCCTTAAAAACAATGGACATACAGGTTACTAAACTTGGTTGGGATAGAACAGCTCAAATAACTATTACTCAAGAGCTACCCCTTGAAACTATGATTGCAACTATCTATGGAGAAATTACAGAAGAAACACTCTAGATGCGTAACGTTACGCAGGTTCCGAGAAACTGATATGCCCAGTTTAGTTCATCGGTTAGATATTCTTATGCCTGATACTGACATGCAAAGTATGATACTAACTGCATCTTCTGGTTTTACTTTTACTATTTCAGTCAATAGTCATCCGGCTGCAATCATAGGAGCTAACATAATGTGGCCTGGAGTAGCTCAAGTATGGGCTATGTCTTCTGAATTAATACGTGGTTACGGGCGAACCTTCACAAAAATGGTGGATGAACTTTTACGTCAAGGGGCTAGAGTTAATAAGTTACGTCGTTATCACGCTATAGTTAATGGCTCTGATATGGAGAACGT